TCGTCAAAGACAAACGACCAGTCGGGGAACGTATTAACGGCGATTTCGCGGATTTTTTCGTCTATGTTCATCAAGTAATACCTCCTGTAATCTTTTGTTATATTCAGCCTTTTTGTTATCCATATCAATACACTTATAAATGCGCATCCACGGAACGGGCAGAACGTCGTCGTGGTCTTTGTACCCCATACGCAACGCGTACCAGTCGAGCATCCCGAACAACCCGAACGAGAGTTTCAACACCCCTGCACGTTTCTCCGCTTCCGATGGTTTTCCGCTTGCGCTTTCAAAGAGTTTGTTTATTTTCTCAACCTCGCCCGTTACCCAACCGATAAACGCCACCACCTCCACAGCGCGTGAGCGTGCAATGTCGCGGCGTTTCATACCCAGTATTATTTCGGGTATTCGGTAGAGGGATTCGTTGGTTTCGTTGAGTGTTGAGAGTTCTATCAGTTGCCCTATTGACAAGTCGTTGAGCGATTCGGGTACGGGTTTCTTTCCGATATACGGCGGTCGTGCGAACTTCTCCATCTTGAAGTCCGTATAAGGCACTATCGCCAACCACTCGCGGAACGTCGTCTTTTCAGTCATACGCCATCACCTTTGCACGGCTGCCGCCTGTCTGCCGTCTTGTGTTTAACTTCATTAACGCATAGTAACGGATGGCGTCTATTCCGTGGTCGTTGCCGTCTTCGGGCGTGTTCGTCTGCCTCCCGTCGCGGTCGCGCCTCCATTGGTAGGTTTTCGCATTGTCTATTATTCCCACGCTGCGCCTTGTAAAGTGTATGCGATAACGGCGCAGTATATCCAACCCGACGGAAATACTATCACGACCTTTTTGTGTGGGCACACACCATAGACCGCCGTTGTGGATTTCCTGTATCGACTTCGGCTCTGCGCTGTCTGCCACGATAAGGTCGCCGCGTGCTATCCCTGCACGTTTCGCAATGGTCACGATGTCGGGGTTTGTCAGTCCTGTGGAATAGATTACTTCGTCCACCCATAAATCGCCGTGCGCGAGAACGACGTGTTCAAGTGCCGTCGGGTCTGCGCTGAAACCGAAGTCCAACCCGTAACCCTGCTGTTTCCATTCGTCCTTTGGCGGTAGTACGTCCACGATGTCCCAGTTCGTTAGAACAAGACCCGTTATCTTGCCAGTTAGCCCACGCGCATAGACTTTCCAAAGTTCGGGATCGGTAATACCCTCAATCCTTTCGTGTTCCTCTGCTGTTAAAAACGGGTTTCCCCTGTGGTCGGAAATAATGAGGTTTACACCCTCTCGCCCCAGTACCTCGTCGTGTACCCAAAAACGTGCCGACGGGTTGTAATCAATGAAAACCCGTTTGCGCGTTCTCATCGCCAGTTGCCAATAAACTTGGTACGTTATGCCGTTCGCCTCGTTAATAAACAAGTAGTCGCGTTTTCCACTCTTTGCATCCTGTTCGTTTTCGTAACTTTTGAACTCTATTATCGAGCCGTTTGCCGCCGTTATCTGCGACGCGCCATCGTGAACGGAGAAATACCCCTGCATCCATTCCGACGCGTTTATTATCGTCTTTGCGTCACGCAGCGCACCGACTTTCAAGTTCGGCAAGTCCTGCCCTACGATGGTAATCACCGATCGCGCCTGCTGCATTGCTATAACAAAGAGGACTTGAATAATCGTGTACGTCTTTCCCGATGATGTGCCGCCTTGATTCACGAACACCCTCCCGTCCTGTTGAGTGTTCGCGTCGTAGAGTTCTTTTATCACTTGAAACGGCATTATCATCGTTATTTTCTCCGTATTTGCGTTCTAACGCGTTATCTTTCCTTTCCTGTGTACTTTATTACCCTGCATCGAGAAAACCTCTTAAATCGCCTTAAAATGCGTTTCGCAAGCCCTTTCCGATAGAAGTCTGCATCATTCGGGTGAAAACTGACACCTTGCAAGGGTCGGATCTCCGCTGATGCTCAACGTGTGAAAGCGTTCCACGGGCACAGCGTGCCGACACTCCCTGCAAAGGTGTTCCTGTTTCTCTGACTTCGGTTTGCGCTTCACTTTTCGACCTCCGCTTCACTTGCGACGGGCTTGTGTCCGCTCTCGACGTACCCGACGACGATGTTCGCGTCCAGTCCTCCCGAAACCTGTGTTTTGTCTACGGGTTTCTCTCCTATGATGTCGCGGATGGCGTTAAATGCAGCCGTGTCGCCTTTGTTCGCCTTGTTGAATAGTGCGACCACACCTTGCATGAATCTCGTTTGCAAGTTCTTTTCGATTCCGAGTTCTTCCATTGCGCGTGCCGCCTTTCCCTCGACTTTCAGTTCGCCGAAGATTTTAACCATTTCCCGTAACGTTTTCTTTTCACGACGAGCAACCCCCGAAGCCTCCCCCGCTTTCTTTGCGAGTTCCCTCCGTTCGTCCTCCGTTAATTCGTTGAATGGTATCAAATTTTCCTGTCCGTTTCCCATTCTTGTTTCCCTCCTGTTATTTTCTCATTTCTTCCCCTAAAATTTTCGGCACGGCATCGTTCCACGATATTTGATGGTGCAACCTTTTATGACGGCTTCCCATGTAGCCGATATGCACGCACGACGGGTTTGACATTACCGTGTAAAAACTCTTAATATACGTACCGTTGTCTTTGTATGCTTCCGACATACCTCCCTTGTTCGCTTGCGTTGTCTTTTGCCCCAAAGAAACCATCGGGAACGAGAAAAAAAGTTTTCCCCTCGCCCCCAAACCGACATACGAATTGACGTCCTCATTAAAACGCCCCCCAAACTCGAACGGGTTTTCCACATCACATATAAACGAATTCATGGCTTTTCGTTTTAGTCGTTGGTTTCTCATGATGTCGTTTCCCGCACCTCCAACGAAATCGCCATTTTGGCACATTGCCACCGTCTGCGATTTGGTGTCAATCATAAAACGTAACATGATTTCCCAAACCCTGTCGAGGTTTTTGATGCACTTTGTTTTGGCTTTCTCATTTTCAACGTACCGCCATTCAAAGGACGTGTAATCGTCGTCGAGTTCGATAAAGTAACGATAACCGAGTTTCCTTGCAATATCAAAGGCGGCATTTCTCGCAAACAGGATAACACGTCGTTCGGTTAAATTGTCGTAGGTATCACATTTTTTCGCCTGTTCCGCCTTGTCGAACACGACCACATTTTCCTTGCCGAAATTAAGCATATAGTCGAACGCCTGTTTATCCTCATTGTCGATAACAATAACAACCCGACCCGTGTAACCACACTTTCGGATTGTGTCATACGTCACGACGTTGTTTGCTCTCCCGTGCGACAATATCAATGCGACGAAATCATCCCTCATTTTGTCCGTATTCCTTTAAAAACTCTGCGTCGAAGTCCATTTTCGCCTTTACGTACCCTCCCTCGATTGCGTCCTCAAAATCAATAATGATTAACGCACTATCTTCCATTAAGGTTTGCACCTCTTTGGGGGCGTGACAATAGTATTCGGCAATCCTGTCGTAGTGAAAGACAACATGGCGTTCCGCCGCCATCTTCAAAAACGATTTGATGTCCTCGGGGACATTTGCCTGTTCGATTCTTGATACCAATTCGTTTCGCTTGTCGGTATCGGTTAATTCCTCAATGGTTGGCGGCTCGTCCTCCGTTGCCGTATAAACGGGCGATTCAACCTTTTGCGTGTATGGGTTTTCGTCCACCCCTAAACTAATTCCCCAACCCTCAACATCGATGTCGAAATCTTCCGCAATCTCATTTAACGTGTCCGTGTCCCATTCCAAATCGACTTTCACGGTGGCATTATCCGCGATAGCCATTTCCCGCCCTTTCTTCGTATCAAGGTCGATGTCGGTACGTTTGACGGCAACCAATTTCGTTCCGTCGGTTTCCACGATGATAACGTCGTCGATACCTGCGGCGTTGGCATTCTCCTGCGTCTTGTTTCCTGCGATAATTCGGTTATTCTTGTCGATAAGAACGGAACGCCCTGCACCGAATTGGCGCAAGGACTTCTCGATGAGTTGCTGACCGCGTTCCGTGCCCTTGTTGAAGTTCTTGTCGTCACGGATAAGGTCTTTCAGTTTCGCCTCCTTTACTTCTGCCATATATCTTGTTATGTTTAAGTTCTTAAAAAACCGCCTATTTTCGCAAACGGGCGGAAAACTACCTACAAAATGAAATCAATAATACTAAACAATTCAAATCTAATCAACCATTCTATAAACTAACACATCACATCTTTCAAGCGTGCCCACCCTGCGAGTCGGACGCAGGTTCGCAACATTCATTCTTACGCCTTATCCGTGGGGCGTATCCCCGTGGGCTTGTTCAAAACCGACGACTTTCGCAAGGGGTCGGGGGTTGTAAATATGGAATTTCACAAACGAATTATTCTTACCGCCGTAAGAGGGGAATTGCATAGAGAGCCTATAATTAACCTTTTGACTTTGCAAATATACGACATAATTGTTTATCTTCCAAACATTTAGAGCGTTTTAACTTTTATTGGCAAATTCGCCTCAACCCACGCAAGGAGTAACGCGTCCCGTTCCTCTTGGTTTGTGCGCTTCTGCTCGATGTGAGTAAAGGTTTGTATTTCTTCGTGAGTGATCTTTCGGTCTTTTCCTTTCCAACACTTGCGCAAGGGTTTCCGCGCGACACACTCCAAACCGATTTTTTCGCACATTTCCAGTAGTAGCCGCCCCGTCTGCTCACACCGCCCGAGGTGTCGTCCCTTTGCGGCTGCGACGTACTTGTTATCGTTATATTGTAAGTGCCAGTTGCTATCGTTCAACCAACCTGCCTCAACCACGATCAAGACACGAACGCCCTCGTCGTCCTTGCGCGTCTTCACATCTGCAAGAAAGTCCACAATTTCGGCAAACGAGGCACACCATACCGACACGTCACGCGTTTCGTACTCCAGTACCGCCACTCCCGATTTCACGCTGTCGGGATCGATGCCTATATACACGTCGTAACTCATTTCCCGATGTATCGCTCTATATGGTTTTTAACCTGTGCAATATCATTCATCCAACGCCCTGCGGAAATGGTGTCGGAAGTCGTGAGGGTTTCATCACTCTTTGTTATATTCCAAATAACACCCTCCATCCGTTCAAGTGTTCTGACTACCCGTTGCAGTTGTCTTATCGTTCCTTTCTTCATTTTGGTAACGCCTCAAATAGATTGTTAATAAACTCGTCTTTCGTCCACCCTATACGCTCGTCGTACTTGTCGAGGTTCTCCCGAAGCCAACGGGCAATGAAATATCGTTCCACCTGTGTCATAATTCACGTTTTGTTAAACATCGCCGTTTTTAATTCTTGACAAAACTCTATAACGCTGTCAAGTGCAGAGGATAACACGTCAATATTCTTTTCTGCCTCCGCACATAAAATAGCCGCCAAACTATCTATGTTGTTAGGGTCGTTTGTTTCAAAGACGTTTTTTAATAACTTCGCCGAAACTTTTATTGCTTGTTCCTGTGTCATAAAAACCATTTATATTTTTTACCTTTCAACCAATACACATACCTATTATCAACGTGTATCCGTTCCAAATACTCATTCCCGAACGTGTACCCGTTTTCTTCGTAATACTTTTGCAGTTCCTGCAACGTCTTTTTCCCGAAGTTCGGGAGTAGAAGAAGACTTGCGGCATTTATGCGTAACAACTCGTTGAGGGTTTCGATACCTGCGCTCTTTAGGCAATTTATTAGACGCACCGAGAAAC